CACCAAGAACCGTTTTGCGATTGATGCGCCATTGGCGTTTACATTCGACGGCGGCAACCCTTTCGAGCAATTTGTAGCAAAGTGAACAAGGAGTTTTCACAATGGAACTGAATGGATTTAACGCGGCTGATGTAGAGCCGACAGCCGAATATACACCACTGCCTGCGGGCTGGTATAAGGCGGTTTTCACGGCTTCCGAGGAAAAGCCGACAAAGGCGCAAACAGGTAGCTACCTGCAACTGACCGCCGAAATCATTGAAGGCGAGCATCAAGGGCGCAAGCTGATTGAGAGGCTGAACCTGAACAACCCAAACAGCACTGCGGTAGAGATTGCCCAACGCACCTTGTCGGGTATTTGCCGAGCGGTTGGCGTGATGACGCCACGGGATAGTTCTGACCTGCACGACAAGCCTTTCATGGTGAAGGTGGCGGTGAAGCCAGCAGACGGCGCTTACGGGCCTTCCAATGACATCAAAGAGTACGCAGACCCCAACAGCGGTAATGGCGCTGCAACGTCCGCTCCTGCGGCTGCGGCGTCATCTACGCCGCCTTGGAAGCGTTGATTTAGAAGCACGGCCTTGCGGGGCCGTGTCACTGGATAAACGGAGAGAGACATGAAACTAGAAACCCACACCACACCCGAAACCATCAAGCGCATTTTTGATCACTACAAAGCCAAGCGAAAGAACGAGCATCGGCCACACTTGGGCGGCTCGCAGATTGGCAACGATTGCGCTCGTGCGCTTTGGTATCAATTCCGCTGGGCTTGGACGCCAAAGTTTGAAGGCCGGATGTTGCGGTTGTTTGAGACTGGCGACCGCGAAGAAGACCGCATTGTGCGCAACCTGCGCGACATTGGCGTCAAGATTTGGGATAAAGACCCAGATACAGGCAAGCAGATACGCTTTGAGGCTTGTGGCGGGCATTTCGCGTTGAGCCTTGACGGGGTGGGCGAGGGCTTTGCGGAAAGCAAAGAACCGCATACGCTGGAGTTCAAAACAATGAACACCAAGACGTTCCGTGCGCTAACAAACAAGGGGCTGGAAGAAGTAAAGCCAATCTATTGGGCGCAATGCCAAATTGGGATGCATCTGGCGGGTCTGACACGATGCTATTTCTTTGTGGTGTGCAAAGAGACCGACGCCATTTACGGCGAGCGCATCAAGTATGACGCGGCGCAGTCTTTAAAGCTGGTGGCCAAGGCTGAAAACATTGTGTTTTCTGACACGCCGCCGGAGCGGATTGCATCGGACGCATCATCATTTGCCTGCAAGTTTTGTACTTATTGGGCGGTTTGCTGGGGCTGCAAGATACCAGAGCCAAGCTGCCGGACCTGCGCCCACGTCACGCCAGAGAAGAACGGCACATGGTCCTGCGGTAAGGGCTGGGATGCTGACGGGCTGTGCGACGAGCATCTTTACATCCCACAGGTTATGCCACGGGGCTGGGAGGTGCGTGATGCATCAAGTGACCGCGTAGAATACCACGACGAAGAAGGCGAAATTGTCGTCAATCACAACAACAGCCGCGAATTGTTTGAAGGGAGAATGAAGTGACCTTCCAACTCCGAGACTACCAACGCGCAGCCGTTGACGGGCTGTATCAATACTGGGCCGATCAGCGGGGCAATAACCCGTTGATTGTCGCGCCGACCGGGGCAGGCAAGACGGCTATTATTGCGCAGATTGTGCAGGACGCCATGTCATTTCCAGACACGCGGGTGCTGGTACTGACGCATGTGAAGGAATTGCTGACGCAAGGGGCCGAGGGGCTGCTGCGGATGTATCCCGACGCTGACATTGGGTTCTATAGCGCCAGCATCGGGCAGAAGCGGCTGGACAAGCCCATCACGTTTGCGGGCATCCAGAGCATTTATCAATGGGCTTACAACATGGTGCCGCCGCCTGATTTAGTGCTTATCGACGAAGCGCACATGGTGCCAAAGAACAGCGAAACCAGATACGGAAAGTTTCTGGCTGATTTGCTGGTGTGCAATCCGCAGGTAAAGGTGGTGGGGCTGACAGCCACGCCATATCGTTTGGACAGCGGCACGCTGCATCAGGGCGACGGTGCGCTTTTCGACGGCATTGCCTACGACATTCCAATCGGAATGCTGATGGACCAAGGCTATCTGTCGCCTGTCATATCTAAGGGCGGATTGAAGCAGATCGACCTGTCCAACGTCAAAAAGAGGGGAGGGGAGTTTGTTGAGCGCGACTTGGCAATGGCTGCGTCTGACCCGGAACTGGTGGCGGCAACCGTCAAGGAAATCGTGACAGTTGGGGCAGACCGCAAAAGCTGGCTGCTCTTTGCGTCTGGTATTGAACACGCGCAGATGTTGGCTGACGGCGTGCGCGAGTACGGCCACACTTGCGAAGTGGTAACGGGGGAAGACCCGCCGAGGGAACGTGCGTCAAAGATTGAGCGGTTCAAGCGAGGCGACGTGCGCTGCCTTGTGAACTGCAATGTTTTGACGACGGGCTTTGACGCGCCGAATGTTGATTTGGTGGCACTGGTGCGTGCCACGCTGTCGGCAGGCCTCTATGTGCAGATGGTGGGACGCGGGACGCGGCTGTCCGACGGAAAGGACGATTGCCTGATTTTGGATTATGGGCAGAACGTCCAGCGGCACGGGTTTATTGACCAAGTAAAAGCCAAGCGGCAGGGGGCAGGGGGCGACGGTGATGCGCCAGCAAAGCAATGCCCAGATTGCCAAGAGATGATGCCCACGGCCACGCGACTTTGCCCAGCGTGCGGGCATGAATTTCCGCCGCCTGCGCTGAACCACGCGCAGAAGTCTTATGACGGGGCCATGCTATCAACGCAGGTTGTGGCGGAATGGATGGACGTTGATGATGTGACATACGAGCGGTGGAAGGGAAAAGAGGGCAAGCCCGACACGCTCAAGGTGACGTATCACAACGGCATGATGACGCGGGTAAATGAATGGCTATGCCCTGACCACGGCGGCTATGCGGCAAGCAAGTATCTGTCACGGCTGCCTGTGCTGGGCGGCAAGGCCAAGACGCTGGCAGAGGCGCTGGATGAGTGCGAGACTTGGGTAAAGCCCAGCCGCATCAAGACGCAGCCTGACGGCAAGTTTCAAAAGATTGTCCAGCTTGATTACAAACCCAAGGAGATAGATTATGCCGCGCAAGCCGAGAAAGAAACGCTCAACAGGAACCTTGAAGAAATGTTTGACGACATCCCCTTCTGAGCATGAGGAGCAGGTTGGGCTGGTGAATTGGTTTCGGGAGCGGTTTCCTGACGTGCTGATTTTTGCCATCCCGAACGGCGGGCATCGGGCCATCCGCACGGCTCAGATGCTGAAGATGGAAGGCGTTGTGGCGGGCATCCCTGACTTGTTTGTGCCTGCTTGGACGCTTTGGATTGAAATGAAGCGGGCCAAGGGCGGCAGGCTTTCGCCAGAGCAAAAGGCGATGATTGCCTACCTTGAAGGGGTGGGACACGATGTGATTGTGGGCAGGGGGGCTGCGGATGCGTCGTCAAGTATTTTAGATTTTGTGAAAGAAAAGGGTTGATGGTGGGGGTTTTGGGTGTATAAGGGTGGCACGAACAACAAAACACAAAGGAAACACAAGATTATGACATACCTCACAGAGTACCAAATTCTCGAAATGGCAGACGCGGCCCTTACAACTTACGAAGTGACCGGCGAAAAATCTCGCATGGGTGAAGTCGCAGCGGAATACGCCGCAGACGAGTTTGGCGCAAAGGCTACACCCAGTCAAATCGGTTACGCTGTAAGGCTGGCGATGACTGGTTGGGAGGGTATCAAAGCAGCTACTAAAAAAGCAGTAGAAGCGCAGTTTGACTAACCCAAACGGGGGCCAAGCGCCCCCAACAAAACACGAAGGAAACACAATGAAACACTTTCTGATTGACCTTATTGCATTTATCGCGTTTGCCGCGATGGTTTACTGGTTTCTCGTTATCGGGTGGAGCCTGTCATGATTAACGCATTTGGATTATGCCGCAGCCTTGCCACCGCGCACGAAGACTTGATTGGGGTTGAGATGCTCAAGCATGAAAGAAGGCTTGGCATTGCGGCAATTTCAAGAAAACGGGCTTTAGGTAACTACAAAACTGGGTCATATGACGGCTTCACGCCAGACCGCCGCGCTAGGATTGACCAAGAATGGTTGGAGCGGGCAAAGATATTGCGCGAATTTTTGAAGAACCACCCCGGCGCGACAATGGTTGAAATCATTGCTGGGCTAGGTAAGGATAAGCACACCGTGCAATCTTGGCTGCTGAAAATGCGGGCAAAACCAAAGTACGGCATCAAAGGCAAAAAACACCATAAAGCCAAAAGCCAATTTATCTATTGGCGGGCAGAAGACACTTTACCATTTGAAGGATAGCACTATGCAAGAGAAAATTATCATCACAGGCACGCTCGACACCGGCACGTCGTTTGGCGTCATTCCAGAAACAGGCGATAGCGTGTTTATTCCAGCGTCACTGGCGCGTCAGTTCGACATGCGCGTTTCTGACGAATACACGGCAACGCTGGCACCGAACGCGGCTGACCGCCGTGATGTAACGCCCTGGCGCGTTGTTAAGCTGGTTGGCGCACCTGTTGAGCCAGATGACGACTTGGACGACGATTGGGACGACCAAGATGTTCTTGATATTTTGTCGGACCACGACGGCAGCATGTCAGCCAACGACGTTGCGGTCGAGTTGTTTGGCAAGGCTGGTCGCCATGAGGTCAGCGATACGACAAGCGTGCTAAATGACTTGGCAAAAAAGGGCAAAATTACGCACGCCGTTATTCGGTTGGGACCGTTAACCGAGGTTCGATATTCTATTGACCCATGCGCTTTTAGGTAATCGTGCGGGGCGCTGGCAGGCTTTGAAATGTTGGCGCATTTGGTAGACGCTGTGACCAATCACAACCAAGGTTGAAATTGAACGCCCCGCTCTGGCTGGGTATCAAACAAAAAAAAAGGAAAGACAATGAAAATTCTTACACGAAACCATGCAGAGCTTACGCTAAAAGTTGCCAGCCACATCGAAGCTGATGCCGTTATCCAAGGCGAATACTGGGACGGGCATAAGGGCTGTTTCATCGGTTGTTTGACGCACTCCAGTGACCCAAAGCCAGCCCACGAGAGGTTTGGTTTGCCAGAGCCTTTGCTGCGCATCGCAGAAAGCATTTTCGAGCGCTTGCCTATTGATGACGCAAAGGGCTTTTTTGCTGAATTGCCCAAGGCTGTTGGTCGTGACGGTAAAGACCTTTCAAGGGTCCACTGGGCGTTTTTGGCCGAGGAACTGCGCGAATTGCCGAATGTGGTTGCGGACATTCAGGCGGTAATTGATCCTGTGATAGAGGGCATGGAGACTCTGGCTTCTGGCGGAGATTGGTCAAAAGACGCCGCCTATGCCGCCGCCCGTGCCGCCGCCAATGCCGCCTATGCCGCCGCCAATGCCGCCGACTATGCCGCCCGTGCCGCCGCCCGTGCCGCCGCCCGTGCCG